TAGTTACACCCTCCAACAAAATATCCTCCAGACGGTAGGTATGTTTTTCTTGGTCAAACACTACCGGGCTTTCTCTTAACTTCATCTCCTTTCGATCTCCTTTCTTCGCATACTCAACGCATTCATAAACTTGCTGTTTCCTCTGAATCCCTCACACTCATTATATATCTGCGTGAGGTCTGCCGTGGTTTTCGCATTTCGAATCAACTCCAATGCAAGGTTTAAGCTCTCTTCATCTTCCTGCTTCTCATCCTTACCATGCTTGTTGGTAGCATCTGGGTCCTTTGTGTCATCAATACAGAATAATCCATTCAACGCATACTTTCTTGCATAAGAACTACACGCTCCAGTAACCTGTGAAGATGCCATGCCTTTTAATATCTCATCCTCACGAGCCATCGCCGATGTCTGAACTTGTTCTCCCTTACTGTTGGTAAGGGTTGCCGTTGCTTTGATGTAGATACGATTACCAACCTGCACCACATCATCCGTTATCACCAATGAACACTCACACTCTGTCAGAATGGGTTTTACACTCTCCAGAATATCCTCACAACTCCGGTACTTATATTTCCCAAAATTGTTGTACTGCCCTTTAGGGGCTTTCAGCTTCTGCTGAATTGTTACTAATTCTTGTACCATATCTCAACTAATTAAAAATTAATGATTCGTGGAGAAACCCGGAGTCGAACCGGGATGAGTTGCCAAGCTCACCACATCTAAGGTTGGCATTCCTATTATTGAGTGGTGCGTCTACCAATTCCGCCACTTCTCCAAATAAAAAGGGTGCACTATCTTCACAGACGATACACCCGGTATAACAACACAAACAAAACACATCTCCAAAAGGGGAGAATCATCCTCACGGGCTATACTATCATCATTCTTTGCCTGAGCTATCTTGTTCCTTCCGATCAAATAATGGTTTAAATAACCCTCTAAAAAACAAATATCCATACCCCAGACCGATAATCTGCAAAACTATCGCCTCACAACACACCAACCCAATCGGCAATGATAACATCACCAGAACCGAATAATAAAACCAATCTTTTACTTTCATCATGCTACAGCATTACGCAATACATCACTTGCATTGCAATACAACTTTCCATTCTGTGACTTACTTTTCTTCTCCGTTCTAATCAATCCAGAATCAATTAACCTCTGCAAACGAATACGTCCTCCGACAATGGCAGCCGAGAACCTGAAACCAAATGTCTTTTGATTCATCACCCGATAGATCGTAACTAAATGGTCAAATTGATTTATATCCATCTTCATCACCTCCTCCATAATCACATACATATTCTGTCTTTCGACCTCTTCTCACTCTCATCATTCTCATATTATCCAGATTATTGCAAGTGACCTGCATAACCAGAAATAGGGCAGAGAACAATAATTCTAAACCATGCTTGCGTATTTCTTTCAATTCGAATCTGCGCTGCACTTTCTCACAAACCATATACAAAATAAGCTCGGTATCCTTCGATATTCCGAGCTTCTTGTATATAGCTTTTTTCTGTGTCTTGACGGTCCAATATGATTTATCCAGATTATCCGCCACTTCCTTATCTGAAAAGCCCTTGCAGAACTCATTCGCGATCTCTCTTTCAGCACATGACAGACTTTCCATGATCACGCTATTCTCTGAACCTTCACCTCCAGCTTATCCGTCCATGTTCTGAACTTGATGCCTTTCGCCCTGAACTTACGGGAGAATCTACCTACCGTCATTGTAACGGTATCAATTCTTTCCAATGGCCATTCTTCCACATCATTCACTTCCATATTACGCAACGTCGGCGCAATAGGCTTTCTTTCATCCTCTTTCATGTTTACCCTCCTTACTTAATTTTTATCTTCCCAAGAATGAATCAGGTTATGCAATACATTTAGCTTTTCAACGTCCCTTCTACGTCTTTCTGTTTCCTGATTCCACCAAGTAGAATATTGCTTACTCGTGATCTTCTCTGCCTCTAATTCATCTTGTAATTTGAGAACTACATTCTCTAACTCTTCTGGCGTCATTTTAGCCAGGCTTTCTTTTGTGTACTTTTCCATATCTTCAAATTAATAATCAAACATATATAGACCTTACGAAATCTCTTCTCGCCATCCTCTCATACCAATAATCGGTATCATCCTCATCTTCCTCATCCGGTTCAAAAATAATTTTCTTCTCTAACCGGGTTCGATGTGTTACCACATCATCCAGCGCCCGAACAGCTTTTCTCAACATCTCTGTTTTGGTGATTCTTCTTCTTCGAAGAAACTTCGTAAGATAATACCTCTCTCTGTCTCCGGTTATTTCAACGAATAGTAGTCGATAATTAGGCCCAACTACGAACGGCTCTCTTTTCTGTTTGAGAATTCGATATAGGTTGAATACCCTTCCTATTGGTGAATCATCATATTTCCTGTCCCTCTTTGACATACACACCGTCTTCAACACTACCCTCAACAGGTCACAAATATTCATCCCATTCTGAATGGCGTACTCTTTCACCAACTGGTATTCTGGTACAACAGTTTGTAATATTACCACTCTATCACTTTTCTTTGTGGGGTGCTTTATTTCATTGATACGGTTTATAACCTCATCCACCAATCGGTCAGGAGCATTATAAAATGCACTGACAACATGATATATCAACTCACTCTGGAACCTGAAAGGAATAGACTTCAAAGAACCTTTCACCACCTTCATAAATCCAACAGGGATCGCACCTATCGAATAATTAACATAGCCATCAGGACAAGGATTCTTTGTCCCATACTTCCAGACCTTAATAGCCGACATCTCGAATCGTTTACCAGAAGCATAAGCAAGATAGTTCGAAAGCATAAAGCAGATGATTTCCGATTTATAGCATCTATCCCGATACCTTGAAAACTTCTTCATAAACTTCTTCTTCTCTTCCTCTGATGCATACAGGGTGAAGCATGATATCTTATCTTTCCCTGCATCCCAACCTTCCGGCATAATGGAGCGATTCAGCTCCTTACATGATCTTACATGATTTCTCATAACTCAATGATTAATAATTTGTGCCCCGATAAGCTCTCTCTGCTCTTCCCACCGGAGTTATCAGTTACTATTGTTCACTGCATAACCGTTCAGGGCATGTTCGGCTGATTTACTTAACCCGTCTGCTTGCCTCGACCTTACGGCTGCTTGCTTCGAACGTTGTGTGCTCGACCTTCTTATAATGCCGCTTCTAACGACTGGTCGCGGATTCTTCCGAATAGATTACTTTGGGTAATCGCTCCTATGTTGTTCCCCATCTCCACATCAAAGGGTAGGCTCCAAGACCTGATGGGGTCCGGCTTAACGCTGCCATGCGGAATATTAAGGGTATTCAACCTGCGTCTCTTTTCAGATTCTCCCGAAGGATGGCACATTCTCAAAAGGACTGCTACGAAAAACTAAGCCTGCATGCGTGGCTGGAGTCCCATCAAAGGGGGAGGCTCGAAGACCGCTCCAGCCTGTCATCCTGAATCAAACTTTCAACAACTCCAACAGTAAATCCTTATCGACTTCCCAAAGGTTGAAATTTCTAAAAATCTTCCTATGGAGATACTCTTTCTCACCAATCATGCTAATCGCCTTATCTCTCAAATCTGATGCGCTCCACTTCTCAGCCTGCTCGATCAGGAAATTTGCCATCATCTTACGCTCTTCAAAAAGCTCACGCACTAACACTGTCTTTCGCTCTATCTCTTTTAGGGCCACGGGGCTTTCCAGCCATAACT